AACGCCGAAGCCGGAGGAGTTAACCAATGTTAAACGAACGCTTACTTTCATCTGATGGTAACATGCGGACAAGAGTCAAAACCGCACCGCTCAAAGAGCCTATATCCATCGGCGAATTCAAAGCGTTCGGTCGCATTGACGGCACGGCAGAAGATGTCTATCTCGCTATGTTGTTGAAGGGAGTGAGGGACGCAGTCGAACAGTTTCTCGGCAGGGCTCTTATTGAGCAAACCATCGTTGCGGCGATGGACTTTTGGCCGAACGAAGCTATAGTTCTTCCGCGTCCCCCGCTCGTTTCTATTACACAGGTACGAACGATCGACGAAGATGACACAGCAACAGAATTTGCCTCGACAGGTTACTACATTATCAAAAACGATTTCCGTCCTCGTCTTGTCATACGCGAGGGCACAACACCTCCTCAGAATTACACACGAGGATTTCAAGGATACGAGATCGAGTACCTTGCAGGATATGGATCGACCGCTTCTTACGTTCCCGAGATGATCCGCATGGGCATCATGCAATGGGCACTCGTGGGGTATGAAAACAGGATTGTCCCCAGTGAACCGCCCACAGATGCGATGAAACTCCTTGAAAGGTACAAAGTACCGAGAATATAGCCGTAGTCTTGCAGGAAACCGGGTTTTAACGCGTTTAAAATGTAAAGACAATACATTGTATTGATTCGTATGTGAACGCAGGATAATCGAAGGTAGCAACGAGGAAATAATATGACATTTCTTGCATCGAGACTCAGACATAGAGGATCAGTACGAAGACCGGTGCAGACACCTAATGCTACAACAGGCGGCTTCGATTATTCGTATGAGATCATCACACCCCTTTGGATGGAGTTGAAGCCTATATCTTCAAACAGAGTGATAGGTGCGATGTATACGCATGGAACGCAGACAGCAGATTATCCAACACATGTCATAGTAGTTCGTAGAAATAAATCGCTGGGCGTTGATTTCCTCGGCGGTGCAATGCCAGCGGTACAGAGTGAGAACATGATATTCGTCGATGGTGCAGACGGTCAAGGCCGAATGTTCAAGATATACAGCGCAATCAACAAAGACGAAAGAGGCGAGTATTTGGAATTGATCGTGAAGGAAGTTGAGGAACAAGGACAGACGGAGTTCGTATCATGAGTCAAGAAATATTTAAAACAGAGATACAGGATTTTTACGGACGAAGAACAACTTTTGCCGAACTTGGCTTGAAGATAAAACGTAAACTTGCCAACGAAGCGAAAGATGATATATACGATGTTCTGGTAACAGGCGCTAACAATATACGCAATCGAATGATCAGATCAATGGTCAATAGTCCGAAGACGGGCAAGCTGTATCACCGAGGAAAAAACTCAAAAGGAAAAGAAGTTTATCATCGTGCATCGTCGCCCGGGAATCCGCCGAGACCTGACAATAGTGATTTGATTCGATCAATACAAATGGATGCACGGTACGACGAAGTAGAAGTAGGCAGTACGATCACGCAACCGAACTATCCGTGGTTCCTTGAGAAAGGTACACCGAAGATGAAAGCGCGTCCGTGGTGTGAGCCTGCATTCAAAGCATACGAACCTGATATTAAACGCAACCTCATGGGAGCGTTAAGAGCGGCGGCAGGAAGGCTGGGAGCAAAATGAAAATAGGTCCTATTGTACTTGCATTGAGATTGGCAGGCACGCGCTTCGACAACAGGATAGCAGGTGCCGCCGAACTCGGTATGGTTCTCGACGGTGCAACGTTGAACAACGAGACCGCCTTTGTCGTACCTACTGCCGACAAGCCGGACCCGAATAAAGAATCATCGGGCATCAATCAAAAGGTAATTGAAGGCTTTTCAGTAATTGTCGCGCTGTCAACAGACAACAACAAGAAAGATAAACTCAGCATAGCGGCATACGACAATGTCCATGATGTACGAGCAGAGATATTCGCAGGTGTTCTCGGCCTCCAAATTAACGGGCAAGAAAGTATTGTATCGTATGCAGGAGGGCAGATCGTTGAGATCAATCGTGCATACATGTGGTATCAGTTCGAGTTCGTTGTAAACTATCGCTTGGATGACGATGATGGTGTGGACGTAGGAGCAGACGCACTTCCTGACCTTGAAAAGATATACGCGCAATATATGCTTGCGCCTAATTCAGCATTGCCGCTTCCAGACGGAACGACATTGCCTCAAACATTGTTCGAGACCAATCTGGAAGAATTGATAACATGGCCGCGAGAATTTGGACCTGCCTTCGGCAAAGCGTTCGATGTGCTAAAAACTGAAGAATAAGAAAGGAGAGGCTAATGGGAGAAGATACAAAGTTTGTTGTACCAGCAGAAGGATGTCTCGTGCGCTATCCCGGCACAAAGACACAACTCCCTGCTTCCGGCGCATCGGTGCCGTGGACAGGACGAGAAGGAACGTATTGGAGGCGACGTGCAGAAGACAAAAGCGTGATCATCACGCCGTCAGTACCTCCGAAGAGTGAAGATAAACCGATTGCGGAAGCGTCGGAACCTGTACGCCCAACAAGGAGGACTGATCGATGATTTCTTTTAACAATATCCCCACAACGAAACGAACGCCGGGCGCGCTCGTTGAGATCGACAACAGCCGAGCACTCAAAGGCTTGTTTGCGAATCCCCACAAAGCGCTCATCCTTTGCATGAAAGAAACAGACGGTTCGGCGGCTAACGCGGCGCTGATGGCAATCACAAGCGACAATCTCGCCGATGGATATTTCGGTGACGGTTCGATCGGTGCCCGGATGTGCAGGACGTTCAAGAAGAACAATCCGAATACCGAATTGTATGCCATGGCATTGTCAGGCGGAACAGTGCGGGCATCTGCCTACCTGAGCTTTGGTGGTTCGGTGACGGCGGCAGGCGCGTATGTGTATCTTCTCATCGGCGGTGAAAAGGTATACAGTCCGGTGACCTCGGGTTGGTCAGCCATCGACGTTAATTCTGCTGTGGCGAGCGATGTGAACGCCAATGCAAATCTTTGTTGTGTTGCATCCGTATCGGCGGCAGGTGGATTCAGATTGCTCGCAAAAGGATCAACGGTGCTTGCGAATCAGTTTGATGTCCGCATGAACTTCTACGATGGACAAAGTACTCCTCCCGGAATTACTTATGTACTGTCGACTTTCGCGGGGGGCGCAGGTTCGCCTGACGTTGATGATGCGTGGACGGTCATTGATGATATTCAATTCCAACATATCATCAACCCGTTCAACGACACGACGAATCTTGCAGCAATGGCAACCGAACTCGATGCTCGTTTCGGTCCTGAGGTCGATAAGCAGGGACATTGTTGGACAGCGTATCGCGGAGCACTTGCGAGCGGTGCGGCACTCGGTAATTCGTTCAACAGTCCACATATTACGCTCATACCGTTCTACGAATCGCCTACCAATCCTGATGAATGGAGTGCAGCATGGGGAGCGGTTGCAGCATCCAAACTCAATGACGATCCGGGCCGTCCGTTGCAGTACCTCGCATTGAAGAACGTCATAGCGCCGAGGGATACGACAAGATGGACGGACGCGGAACGCAATACGTTGCTTTATGACGGTTGCGCTACTTTCTTCGTCGATGCGTCTGGTAATGTGATGATTGAGCGCAGCATCACGACTTACAAGACGAATGCCGCAGGATCACTCGATGCGTCTTATCTCGACGTGGAGACGCTGTTCATCCTCATGGAGATCAGGTATCAGTTCAAAGCAACGATGCTTACGCGCTTCATCAGTCAGCGATACAAACTGGCCGACGATACGTTCCCGGTGCAGGCGGGCATGATGGTGGCGACGCGGAAGACGATCCAGCAGGAGATTATCAGCCTCTTCACGAAGTTGCATCAGAAGGGATTGATCGAGAACATCGAGGACTTCATTACCAATCTCATCGTTGAAAGGAATGCAGACGATGTGAATCGCATCGACGTACTGCTTCCGCCTGATCTGATCAACCAGTTCAGGATCCTCGCGGGCCAGATTCAGTTCATACTGTAAACATGAAGTCGGGGTGCTTCGGGATCGTTGTCAGGTCCCGAAGCACAGACCCCGTAAAAATTTAAGGAGGTTTCGATGGCTAAGATCACAGGAAGAGTCGAAGTACTTGTCAACGGCGAGATACTTCTCAACAAAGAAGGCGCTGTTGCAAGCGGACTGGGCATCAGCGGTCAGCCCAATTTCGAGAAAGAAGCAATCGGAGGTCCCGGTGGACTTCACGGATTCAAAGAAACGTTCGTACCTGCGACACTCGAAGTGAGCATCACCGACAGGGACGACGTATCGTTGGACAAACTTGCACGCGTCAACGGAGACGGAACGATTGTATTCCGCACCGCAGGAAGCGGCAAAGTGTATACGATGCACGATGCCACGAATGCAGGAAACATTTCGTTGACTGCGGGTGAAGGTGAAACGAAACTTAAATTCATCGGACCGTTCTGGACAGAGTCAGTTTCGAGCTAATAAAAGGAGGATACACCAATGTCATATTCAGTAAATCAGAAATGCTCGCAATGTAAGAAAGAATCAACGTGCGCGGATGGTGTTATTATCCGCAAGGCAGTTGAAACAATACATAGTCTTCCGAGTGCCTGGGTAGACGGGAAGCTCATCGGAGGACATCAGGGAGGCGGAACAGTCACCCACGATTGTACCTACGGTTTTGAAGATAAGAATGTAACTGAGTAATAACAATCCTGGGAGGGATACAACATGGAAGATATAAAAGAGATCACGTTGAGCAAAGCAATACCCGTAACGAAAGAAGGCGGAGGGACAGCACATACGAACATCATTCATCTTCGACGGCTCAAGGCAAAGGACTTGAAATTGATTCCCGAGTCCATGTTCGATCAAGAAAAAAAGGTTGCCGTGAAGCCGCATGAGGTCCTCCCGCTTATTGCGGCATTAGCGGATTTGTCGGAGGCGTCTGTCGGTGAGATCGACGCCTCCGATCTCTTCAAAATAACATCGGAGTTGGAAAGTTTTTTAACGTCTCAGTTCCCAGAAACTGGAAAGAAGTAATATGGAGTGTCGCGGCTAATTTTCATTTTCCTTCATCTGATATCTGGGAAATGTCAGTTGAAGAGTTGCGATTCTGGGAACAAGGTGGAACGAAAGTAGCGGAGTGGATCAAGGAGGCGTGATGGGCGGACAGCAATTTGGATTAAGCGTACTTCTGAAACTCGTCGATCAGATATCGGGACCGCTCGCGCGTATAAGCGGGCAGTTCAATAAGGTTGGTGAGGCATGGAACAGAAACGGACAAGGACTGCGCAACGTTGGCAAATCTATGTCCATGTACGTCACCGCTCCGCTCGTCGGCATGGGCTTCCTT